GCGTCGACCTTCGACCAGTAGTCGTTGGCCAGGTCGGTGGCGACGATCTCGTCGGTGTTCGTGCCCCGCTCGAGCGACTGGCGGGACATGTCCTGCGAACCGGCGTAGGTGCGCACGTTGACCGTGAGCAGCGTGTCGTCGATGTCGGTCTCTTGAACGGCGGCGTTCTCTGTCGCCTGCACCGCGGCGGCCGAACCGGTCGTGATGCGGGAGATGTTGAGGGTCATGCCGTCGGGCGGCAGCGGATGCCGGTTCATGATCGACACCGTCGGCGCCATCGCCCGCTGGAGCGGAGCCACGAGCTCGGTCAGGTACTGCGGGACGGTCAGCCCGGCGAACGCCGAGGTGGTGACGTCGCGGTATTCCCGACCGGCCAGCTCCTCAGTGCGGGCCTCAACCTGATGCCGCTCGAGCCGCTGACCCGCCTCGGGGTCGCGGTACATGAAGTTGTTGGCGATGTCCGAGAAGAACGAGACGCCACGAAGGGCGGCGCCCCGGTCATAGGTGCGGGCCTCGTTCTTGACGCGGATCGGTGAGGCCACCGACTCGGGGGTGTCGGCGGTACCGGCCCAACGCTGAGCAGCCTTCTGCGACGCCTCCTGGGCGGCGGTCGTGGCGGCGAGCAGCGCGTCGCGCTGGTTCAATCCGTCGAGGTCTTCGTCGAGACCGGCGAGGCGCTGGTCGATGGCCTCGACTGCGGTGAACCGCTCCTTGAGGGAGTGGGTCTCGGCGTCGGAGAGGTTGCGCTTCTCGTCGGCGGCGACCGCGACGAGAGCGTCGACCTCGGCCTGACCGGCTTCGCGCTCCTTCTGGACGGCGGCCCGCTCATCGAGCTTGGCCTTGATCTGGTCGCGCACGAGCTTGAGCGCGAAGGACGTATCTGCGGACATGGAAGGGGACTCCCTTGTGGAGGTAAGAGGGGTGGGGGATCCCCGGGTGGCGTGGTCACGTGCTCGTGGTCACGTGCTCGTGGTCACGTGGCGCCAGAGGCGCCGGCGTGTGAGCGGCGTGTGAGCGGCGTGTGCTTGACGCCGGGTGGGTGGACTCAGGAAGCGCGGAGTCGCAACGCGTCAGCCATCGCCTGAGCGGTGGTCAGATCCATGCCGATGAGTTCGGCAGGCGAAGGGGCGGCGGTTAGACCGCCACGCAGGTGGACGACGGTCGCCGGGTTCGCCGGGAAGGACACGACGGACACGTCGTAGAGCTTCAGCTCAAGGATCCGACGCTCCGTGTAGTCGTCGTTCCATTCCTGCAACAAGGCTCTAAAGGCAAAGGACATCGAGTCCAGCGCACCCGACTGCACCCGACGAACGATCTCCATCGAATAGGGCGAGCTGGCGTCGATGCGAGACTCGTTGTAGAGGCCGATCTTGTCGGACTCCATCGACAGCGACCCGTCCTTGGTCGAGGCGAGGGGGAGCCCCTCGTGGTCGAAGAAGAGGTAGACGTCGTCACGCTCGGCGATCGACTTGGCTGCCGCGCCGGCGCCGATCGTCTCCGACCAGCCGAACGGGGGACCGCCGGCGACGTCGTAGACGTAGTCGTAGATTGTGGCGTACCCGGCGATCGTCGGGGAGCCGTCACTGGCCGCTCGCACCTCGAGCCGACGGGCGGTGATCCGCTCCTCGGCGGGAGCGCCCTTCCAGTTGGCGTCGAACCCGCGGTGCCGCTCGGACAGGTAATCGTTGCCGTAGCCCTGGGCGAGCCGATCCCGAACCTGATCAGGGAGGTTGCGTAGATCCGTCACTTGCACCTCCTGCGTCTGTCGGGGCCGGCTCCGTCACGGTGTACGGCGGCCACAAGTACTCGTTGCCGTCGGGGACGGCCGGGAGATCCTCGGTGTGGCGGACGTCGTTGACCGACTGCCAACCGGCCCGGATGGCGCTCGCATGAGCGGCGTACCGGGAGGTCAGGTCGACCCGGATGAGGGCGTCGGCGTTGAACTTCACGAACCGGGGCCGAGGACGGATCCGGGTGAGCGCCTTCTCGATCCGCACCATCCACCCGTTCAACGTGTAGGTGAGCAGGTCGAGCGAACGGGCTTCGACGTTGGCGTAGGTCACCTGGCCGCCCTCGCCGGGGGGCCGGCGGAAGAAGAACCGGGCGACGTCATCCGCGTTGGCCTTGATCGTCTCCAGAAACTGCGACTCGTTCGGTGTCACCTGGATCGCCTCGAGATGGCCGCCCATGCCGAGAACCAGAGGCTCCCGGTTGTCGTAGGTCGCCGTCTTGATCCGCTCCTTGATGACCTCGGCCTGTTCCTTATTGATCTCCAGCGGAGACTCGAACACCGACGACGGGTGCGCCCCGTCACCGAACCACTGGGCACCGAACTTCTGAGCAGCGAGACCGACGCCGATGGTCTCCGCCGCGTACTGGATCGGTGACAGCCCGATCGGGCTGCCGGGGACCGTGTAGGCGGGGACGTGCCACAGCGGTCCTTGGGGCCAGCGCTGGACCCGCTTGTTGTCCCGGTACCACTCGACCGGGCCGGCCATGTAGTCACGGCGGGGCTTGATCTCGTCGGGGTGAAGGCTGGCGATCTGCGTCGGCCACCCATCGGCACCGACAGATTCGATCCAGCCGTAGCTATTGCCCCGCATCAGCAGGGACACCATGATCTGCCGGCACCACACCTCGAACCCGTACCCCTCGCCCGCCGGGTCGTCGAGCAGCGGAGGCCTGGTCTGGGGGATGAGCTCATCGCTCGAACCGCGGCGGTACTCGTCGATCGGCAGAGTAGACAGGAGCTCGGAGATCAGGTCGACGCAACCCCACACAGCAGCAAGCCGAAGGGCGGTGTCGTCGTTGACCGGGACACCCGAGTAGGAGCGGCTGCCGTAGCGGCCTCCGTTAGCCAGGATGAGTTCGGCCGCCGACAGTGACGCGATGCGCTTCTCGTGGTTGGGGCGGAACAGGCTCATCCTCTGACCTCACAGGCAACGACGACAGCCGCACCTGTACCGATCAGCGCAACCGGAACCGACCAACCGAAAACACCGGACAAACCGGCGACAAATGCAGCCATCCCGACCGTTTCGAGGGCGGCGAGCAACTTTCTACGCACGCCTTCCTCCGATCGATCACCAGACGTTGTCCATGGCGCTGGCTGTCAGTTCAGGGACACCGCCCAAGGCGAGGGTGACCGCAACGAGCGGAGTGATGTCGACCTTCGACGTTCGGCGCCCCAACAGGTCGGCGTCACCCGCGGTCCGCACCACCGCGCCCTTGGCCGCCGCGTTCAACGACGACGCTCCCAGATGGCGGAGCCGATCGTTCGCGCAGGCATCCAACATCTGGCCGAGCGCCTGGGCATGTTCGGCGACCGTCACCTCGACGACCTCGACGCCCTTCTCGCGGAGCGGAGCGATGAACGCCCCCGCCGGCGAAGACGGCTGGATCCGGATCGGTAGACGACGCAGTTGCCAGGAGGCGAGCGCCACCTCCAGCACCCAGTTCGTACCCGGGCGATGCTCCCAGGCTTCGACATGGAACAGACCATCGCCACGCCGCCCGGCGGCACCGAACGACGACCAGCGCCGATCAGGTGACACGTCGAGGGCGATGCGATGGTGCGACTCGATCTTCGACCCGGGGTCGACCAGTTGCGACCAGTTGGGGATCAGGTCGCCACCGTCGGCCGACGGCTCTTCCGGCACCCCCATGATCTCCCGGAGGAACTCTTCGGGGATGTCCTTCATGAGCTCACGCTCGGCGTCGATGAAGTCCTCGGAGATGCGGACACCCATCGCCGGGTTCACCGCGTACTGGGCGTCCCGGTCAGCCGGGTCGACGTCCTTCGGGTTCGCCCACTCGAAGTAGGCGAGGCGGGTGCCTTCACGCTCCCGGCCCCGCCGACAGACACCGTGCAGCACACGGGAGTCCTCATGCGGGGGAGACGAGGCGTACCAGACTTGCGCCATGCGCCTCGTCGACAAGGTGGGGATCAGCGAACCGATCGCCTTGGCGTTCAGGTCGAACGCCTCGTCCAGAACGACAACCGAGCCGGAGAAGCCACGGCCAGGGTTGCGTTGCCGGGAGACGAACCGGATCCGCCGGCCGCCCTTGAGCTCGATCTGCTCGTGACCGTTGACCCGAGAGACGTGCTTCACCAGGCGGTGGAAGTCGTCGAACTCTTCGGCCAGCCGCTCCATCTTGCGGAACTGCTCGAGCGTCGTGTCCGCCCGGTGCGCCGAATGGGTGATCAGGTCATCCTTGAACAGGACGATGCCGGCCAGCTCCCGAGCCGCGAGAATCTCGTTCTTGCCGTTCTGACGTGGAACGACGACGGCGACTTCCATCGCCGCCCAGGAGCCGTCGGCCCGCTCGCCAAGCCCGACCTCGAGCACGTGGCGTTGCCAGTCATCCAGATGGATACCGGCGGCGGTCGCTAGATCAACTGCTTCGCTTGCGGCCTCGCTGCTTACCACCGCTATCGGCCGATGCTCGAACTGCGGCAGCTGCGAGCCTCTCCTCACGGCGACGGACGAGCTCATCGATCGGTGATCCCTCCGCCGCAGTGGACAACGACTCGAGCTCCGCCAAGAGCTGGCGCTTCTCGCGAGACAGGGCTGCGATCTCCCTCGGCTCCGCCGCCGCGATGGCGTCGTCGACGATCGTGAGCAGGGATCGGAGGGCGTCAACCCGGACTTGGGACATCAGATAACCAGCCTCAGCTCGCTGCGATCGTCCACCGCCGCCGCGACAAGCTCCGGGTAGGTGGCAACCACCCACTCGGCCAGATCAGACGCCCGCTGACCGGACGGCTGAGGGGTCACCCAGAGCTCCAGATTCTCGAGCCGATTGTCATCCTTGACGCCATTCAGGTGATGGACGTTCTCCCACTCGTTCAAGGGCCGGCCGAGGTGGGCTTCCAACACTACGCGGTGCTCGAAGATCCGCCGACCGTTCACGCGCCGAACCTCATAGCCATCGCTGGTGCGCCACTTGCCACCACTGCGCCCACGTGGCTCCGGCGAGCCGTAGTGACCCCACTTCCGCATCCGCTCACGGTGCATGTAGCACACCGACTTACGACTGCCACGGTTGCGGGTGCAACCCGGCACACCGCACATCACCGATCGGACTCGCGTCAGACCACAACACAGCCCGTGTTCACCAGTCAAAGTGAACTGATTGAGCCGGTTGTACCGCTTGCTGTACCAGACCGGATCCGCGGAGTGATCCGGGAGACAGTCCCAGCAGAACTTGCGGCGGCCCGGGAACAGCGCAGCACAGTGGAGGCACGAACGCTGTAGCACGTTGCACCTCTCCCCGCGCCGCAGTCAGTGGTCACGCTTGGACTGACTGACTGACTAGTCAGTTGATTTACCACACCACGCGGTGAGACCACGGAGTGTGGTCGAACACTCGTTCGCTCTCACCACACGGCGTGGTCAGCGACCGGGAAAACTCGGGAGGGGTATGTTCTTGAA